GTTAAAGACAGTGATGGAAGGTGACTTTGACACAGGTAACATCCGATACAAAGCAAGAGAGAGATACTCATTTGGTTTCTCTGATCCACGTTGTGTATTCGGTACATCTGGTGCATAAGCATTGAAACATAACTAATATTAAAAGGGGCTTTAATGCCCCTTTTTTTATGGTATAAATAAGTATCTAGCATAACAAGTTACACAAACTGAGCTAGTCAGACGGGTATAGAGATTGTGTAACGAGGTCTATACAACCGAGGAGGTTTAATATGGCAAATAAAACAACATTCACTGGCTTCGTAAGAAGTAACGGTGGAGATCAAGACAGAGTAACTTATGCGGGATCAATCCCTATGGTTGCTCAATTTTATGTAGCAAACGCTGCAGCGTCTACAACAGATGTGCAGATTTCATCAACTAACACAAACCCTGTGATTCTCCCTGAAGGAGCCATTGTTGATATGGTTTTAACAGTTGGAGCAGCGACAGGTGGATCAAGCCCAACTATTGATTTAGGTGTTGTGGATTATGACGGTGGAACTGATGTAGTAGATACTGATGGTTTAGGAGATAACTTTAGAAGTGATATTAATGCAAGACAAGACGTAGCGTCTGGTCAAGCAGGTACACTTGTAGCAAACCAAACTGCGTTAACCGAAAGAGCAAAAGTGACAGCAACTGTTGGAACTTCAGCTCCAACTGGTGGAACTCTAAGTGGGGTTATCTACTATCACATTCAAGACGACGGAACAATATCCAATTAAGGAGGTAGATCATGGCCTTCGATAGTGATGTAAGTGTTAAAGGTGCAGCAGCAGGTGCTACTACCGTAATCAATGCCTCAAGAGCACGTCTCAAAGGGTTTATTGTTGGTACAGGAGCAACTGGTAGTGATGGTACCGTAACATTCAGTGATGGTGGCGTTGCAAAATTCAACGTAGCTGTGACAGGTGGTACATCAGACGTGGCAATGAATATTCCTGAACAAGGTGTTGTATTCAAAACCAATCTGAGTGTGACGACTGTCAACACGACTTGTACTGTATTTTTTACAGGTGCATAATGGCGGACAAGCAACCACCAAAAACTAAAAAATATTTCCGCCCCACTAAACAAGGGGCGGGAATGACTCAAGCCGGTGTTAAGCGTTATAGAGCCGAGAACCCTGGTTCGAAGTTAAAGACCGCAGTCACAGGCAAAGTAAAACCTGGCAGTAAAGATGCCAACAGAAGAAAATCATATTGTGCTCGTTCCGCCGGACAAATGAAACAATTTCCTAAAGCTGCTAAAGACCCTAATTCAAGACTCAGACAAGCACGTAAACGCTGGAGGTGTTAAATGCAGATGATAAAAAACTTTAAAGACATAGTAATATTATTAATCACAACTGGTGTTTTAATTTTGTTAGGTACAATTATTATTGGAGATTATATTGTAGCACTAAAAGAAAACAGACCAGTAGATGAAAGTGTAATAACTTTAATGAAGATGTCTGTCACAGGATTAATTGGAATTATTGGTGGTTATATAGGTGGGAGTAAAACTAATTAATATGGAAATAAATCATGACCAATAATTGTATAGCTTGTGGATGTAACCCTTGCATCTGTGATGAGGGTTGTGATTCCTGTGGGGCATAATGGAGATAAGCGATAAGACAACAGTTGGTATGCCAATTAGAAATTTAATTTCTATTGTCACTGCCGTAGCACTGGGAGTCTATGCTTATTTTGGAATAGTCGAAACCCTTAATCAACATTCTACTCGATTAGAATTAATGGAAAAGGATGTTGAGTTAAACACAGAGTTTCGAATTAAATGGCCCAGAGGTTTGATGGGTAATCTACCTGCCGATGATGAACAATATATGTTATTAGAATTTTTATCAGGACAAGTTGAAAAACAACAAGCAACTTTAGATGAAAATGCTGACACGAAGATTATGATCAAACATTTAGAAGAGATGGTAGATCAACTAGAAAAAGATGTTGAAAAATTAAAAGATGCAACAAGAGAAATTAAGTTTGCAAACGGTAATGGAAACGGAGGCTACTAATGTGGAAAGTGATTATTGTTCTTTGTTTATTTAGTGGCAATGGTGAATTATTAGAGCACACTTACACAGAAAGTATTAGTGATTGTTTAGAGAAAAAGCGTCTAATGAAACGTAATATGGGTCCCACAGTATTAATTACTTGTGGTGAAGCAGAGGCGGAGCTAGAAGAAATTCAAGGTAGAATCTTCGTAAAAAGCATTCGCAAAATGGAACATTAATGGTATAAGAGATTATGCAAATAGATAAATTTAAAGATTATAGTGGATTATTATTAAGATGGACTCTAATCGTAGTTTCTATCTCTTTTGCATGGTCTAATCTAGATAACAGAGTTTCTAATCTTGAAGCTGATGTAATTCCTATTTCTAAAAAAATAGATTTTTTAGTTGAGGCTAATCAAGCTATGATGCTTGATATAGCAGTGATAAAAGAAAAAGTCATGCAACTAGAGAATAAAGTAGATAAGCCATAGTTATGGCTAAAAAACAAACAGACTCTTCCAAAATAATTGAACATGTAGCTAAAAAGACTACAATTGGTGATGGACGAATAAGTTGGTCTACTATGAATAAACATAAAAGACGCAACTTTAAACAATATAGAGGTCAAGGTAGATAATGATAAAATGTGAAAAGTGTGGATGTCTTTGTCATTGTGAGATGACTTGTATGTGTGAATGTGCGGGGTGTGAACATGGCGATCAGCAGAGCTCAGATGAGCAAGCAAATAACGAATCCGGGGAGTAAGAAAAATGGCAAAACTATGCGCAAAAGGAAAAGCGGCGGCAAAAAGAAAATTCGACGTCTACCCTAGTGCTTACGCTAATATGTATGCCAGTGCTGTTTGTTCTGGTAAAGTAAAACCAAAAGCAAATGGTGGATCTGTTAATAAAATTTCTCAAGATAGAAAAAAAGTATCTAACTATAATCAAGGCGGTGTTGCTAAAGGTTGTGGTGGAGTAATGGCTAATAGAAGAAAGGTCACAAAGAAACTATAATGGCTGAAGGAGGATTAAGAAAATGGGTGAAAGAAAAATGGGTGGACATAGGGGCACCGAAGAAAGACGGCAAGTATCAACCTTGCGGGAGAAAAACAACGAAAGGATCCAAGAGGAAGTACCCAAAATGTGTACCACTTGCAAAAGCCACACGGATGAGCGCTTCGCAAAAGGCCTCTGCTGTTCGCAGAAAAAGAGCAGCGGGAAACACGGGTCCCAAACCTAAGATGGTGAAGACATTTGTCTCGAAGAAAAAAAGCTGAAGAGATAAAGAAAGATGTGATCAATTGGTCTAAGACCGTCTTAGAACCAATGAACAAACATATTGGATTTCCTGCTTGTCCATTTGCAGCTAAATGGAGAAAAGATAATAAATTACGAATTGAAGTTCGTATGGATAAATCCAAGTATGAAAAGCAATTAACCGATGTCATTAAATCTTGGAATAAGAAACAACACGATATTATTATTTATTGTGATCCGTTCTTTGAACAATACACACCCGAACAGTTTCAAGAAAAGATAGATTTTTACAACAAAACCTATAATCGAAGAGATGTGTATTTTATGGGCTTTCACCCTGAAACACCAGCAGATCCCGATAGTGAAGCTTTTCTTTGTGATCCCACCGAAGAACCTGTAGAACATTCTGAATTAAAGTATTCCATGATGCTTATACAGAAGTTTAAACAACTCTACGAAGCAAGTTGCAAACTCCATAAGATAGGCTATTATGAGAAATGGCCGAAGGAATACTACGAAGAAGTAGTAGCTGAGAGGCAACGTACGTATGAACAAATATTTAAAAAGAGGTGACCTATGAAAAAACCAGTTAAAAAAATGGGAGGCGGAATGATGTCTCCTAGAAAAGAAATGGCAATGGGACTTAAATCTGGCGGTATGGCTAAGAAGAAGTCTGTCATTAAAAAGCGTGGCGGCGGCATGATGAAAAAGCGTGGCGGCGGTATGGCGAGCAAGAAAAAGTAATTTAGTATGGCTACTTCAGGAACAACAGATTTTAATCTTAACATTGACGAGGTTATCGAGGAGTCGTTTGAGCGAATTGGTAAGCAAGTCCGAACTGGTTATGATTTAAAATCAGCTAGGAGAAGTTTGAATCTTCTATTATCCGAATGGGGTAATCGAGGAGTTCATCTTTGGAAGGTGACAAACCATACTCAAAACCTAGTAGCCAATACTACCACCTACACTGCTCCGGCAGATTGTAGTGATGTCTTAGAAGCAGTCTTTCGAAATGGTAGTACCGATACTACCTTAAACAAAATTTCAAGATCAGAGTATCAAGCGATACCTAATAAAAGTTCGACAGGAACCCCTTCTCAATATTATGTGAGAAGAAACTTATCGAATGTAGAAATTAGTTTGTATCAAACACCTGGTGTAACCGATACTCAGATTAATTATTATTATGTGGCCAGGATTGAAGATGCAGGTGCTTACACCAATACACCAGATGCTCCTTACAGATTTTTACCTTGTATGGTTTCTGGTTTATCTTTTTATTTGGCACAGAAACACAATCCAGGAAGAGTACAAGAAATGAAATTATATTACGAAGATGAATTACAAAGAGCATTGACCGAGGACGGTCAGCGAACTTCCGTGCATCTTGTACCTCAAAACTATTTTAGGAATTAACTATGGCATTTGCATCGGGTAAATATTCACAAGCCATTTGTGATCGATGTGGCTATCAGTATCCTTATTTAGAACTGCGAAAAGAATGGAATGGACTTTTTACTTGTCCTGAATGTTTTGAACCGAAACATCCTCAACTTGATCCCCCTTATCACGCAGCGGATCCCGAAGCATTGAAAAATGCTAGACCCGATAGACAAGAACCTTTAATAGTTCCCGTTGGAAATCCCAACCAAAGTTTATTTACAAGCAATGGAATGCAACCTTCTCAAGTAAATGGTGACTTGATAATGGGAAGTTCTGTTGGTAGAGTGACGATTGTGATATCATGAATTATTCTGAATTATTAACCAATGTAAGAAACTACACTGAAGTTGATAGTAATGTTCTATCGAATTCGGTGATTAATGTTTTCATTACGAATGTAGAAAATAAGGTAGCAAGAGAGGTTGATAGCGACGATCAGAGAAGATACGCAACCACAACTTGCACTGCTAATAATGCTTTTTTAGATGTATCGGGGCCCGAAGGCGGTTTTCGTTTTGCTCGAGGATTACAATTAATTGACGCTAATAATGAGATTACTTGGCTAGAACAAAGAGATACAACTTTTATTGACGAATATTCTGTCACTCGTAGTGATGCAGGAAGTTCTACTAATGGTCAACCTAAATACTGGGCCAACTGGGATGCTACAAATTTAATTTTAGCTCCTACACCCGATCAAGTTTATACTATTGAAATGTGGTATGAGGAAACTCCCGAAAGATTAAGCAGTACAAATACTACTACATTCTTATCTAACAATGCTCCCGAGGTTCTATTATATGGCGTACTTGGTGAAA